GTAATAAATGTCCGTCTTAGCAGAAAACCCTAATTCTTACAATATTGCCAGCGCTCTGAATGCATGTTTTAAAATCTACACGAAAATAGTATTGTCGTCACCTTCAGCTCTAAAGTTGTAATGTTTACCCAACTCAAGTCCTTGTTTTGTAAATGCGTAAAGTAAATACAAACAATTGCCGATTGTGTTGGTGAGTGATGTCGTAAGTTTACCGGAAAACAACTAATTCGGGACACACAACTTGACGTTTCGAGTGTTTAACACGCTGGTGCCGAGAGTGAAGAACTACCACACAAAATATGCCTCTTCGCCGCATATTTATCTAATAATGGTGGCTTCAATTTCTCCGTACCTGGCAGTTTGAGAGCTGTCATATGCCGTGTAATCAGAAACAACAGTAAATTAAAATTCTCGCATTAATTGAGTGATGTCAGCTGCGATTTCTTGTGATTGTTTTTGCTTGATCATATGCAGAGATGAATATACCTGGTCTTAAATGCGATGATATATGTTGCTCAACAAAAATCTGATATGATCCTCAGGGTACTGAATTAATCTGCCTCTAATATCGTTGAATAAAGGTTCAGTTTTAAGATGACCGCAAATAGTAGGCACAAATTTCTTTTGATTGTTGACATAGTCATCAAATGCGTCTCTTATTCTCTGTTTTACAGTGACTGGTTATTTTTAGTGGTCTAACATCTCATTACCCTTGTCAATCATCATATCCCAACTCCACTCTATGTTGTCTCTGACGTAGTTCTCTTTAATCCACTTTTTGTAAAATGATTCGAAATCTTCATAAACCACACGTACGGGCGCTTTTTAGCCGGATTTGTATCTGTTCATGGAATACAAAAACTGCAAATCGCATTTGCATGACACATAGTTCTTAATATCTTCTGATTCAAAAATGGGTCCGACTTAAGGAATACATCCTGATTTTGGGGAACATTTGAATCTGTGTGGGTTGAACTTCAGCAACTACACGTCCTTGCGCCATTCAACGTTGTTGGGTTTGTTACATGTGCTCGTAAGTATTTTGCGGCCAGTGCAAAGTCTATCTGTCATCCCTAAGGTTTCAGGGTCTACTAGCTCGCTCGTGCGGCACTCATGTTTCTAATATACACTCTACATCTATTTTATGGCTGCGTTCCTGTAGTCTAAAAGTGTGACATCTTGAGATTCGCGCAATCTCTGAGTTTTCCTGTATGGTAACATGTCACTGATCAAGCCAAAATTGATGTGGGAATATACTTTCTTATCGAGCAGCTAAGGTTGCGGGGAACAATATTAGTTAGGTAACGACATAATTATATTGTCTGTGATGTCCTAATGCTTCGTTTGTAAACTAATAAGGATTTCTGCCGCATGTGTGTATGAGTCAGCACGTTGGTACCATGCAAGTGTGTTTGGATCATCATTGTGCACGGCTCTGAGCATCTGCTGGATCTTGTCCACACATGAGGTGCATGCGTCTTCAACATGTGCACTTGCATGTCCTTTATCCATCTGTCTAGCGAAATACAAAAGCACGCGATTATGAATCTTAGATAAAGGATGGCAACCTCCGCAGCA